TTTTAATCCCTTTAAAAATAATGCGACTATCTGAATGCTTGTTAACTATCTCGCTATTGGTAACGCTAAAGGCTGGTTCAACATTGTATCGGTCAATCTTATCTGTGAATTCAGGGATAACGGATAAATGCGCACTTATCATCGTGTACCTAGTAAATAAGATTGAATGTCCTTGCTCATAGGATAGCTTTAAAAGAAAGTCAGCAACGTGAAAAGACTTGGCAGAACCACGACCTCCAGTCAATACATAGTATCTAGTGTCAGAACTGAATAAAGGTTTAAACTTGTTTATCAGTTTTACTGCCATGCCTATTCATCGCCTGCCCACTTACTGATTGGTATATTGACCTTCTCACCTTTAGTTGTATGGTCAATATATGATTGATTTAGCTTTTGATGCTCATCAGGGGTAGCGATCAACCTATAAAGAGCAAGCAGTTCAGAAGCCTTGTTTGATTTGTATAACTTAGCCCTAATAGATGATTTGGTTTTTATTTTATTTTCCTCTAACAAACTCTTTAAGGTGTTAAGTTCGTTAGATTCAATCGGGAAAAACTCGTAAAAAGTAGGCTTACTACATGGCAAAAAAGCTACTATATCCTCAATGAAAAATAAATTATTTTTCTTTATAGCTTCTTCAGCTTGCTTGTATATTTTCTTTTTGTCGTAAGCCATGAGTTAAGTTTTGAGCGCAGAGGTGGAATCGAACCCCTCTTTGATACTGGATTGTATCACGTGCAACCATTACACTTTCTGCGCATTTTTTTCTTTTTTTGGATATGGTTTGCTTAATGATTTACACAAAGATATCATTTCTTTTTTTAATGGGTAAATGTATTTTATTTTTCCTTTAGATATAAATTCTGTCGCATTAATATCTATTTCTTTAGCACCTTTTAAATTTTGTGTTTTACCCATTCCATGTAATGATTTGTTATGTACTTTTTTCCCATTAATTATAAAACCAGTTCTAGTGTTTTGATTGCATTTACCTGTATAATACCAATTAGTAGCTTGATATATTATACCTAAATGATTTTGGTCTATATCAGCATAACTAACTATTAATTTTACTAATGGTAAATCTTTTTTAATAATTTTCAAACTCAATGATAATGCTTTAGATGTTTTTTTTTGTTTACCATTTAAAGCCATTCTAACTAATTCAATAACTTGACCTTGTTGTAAATTATATGGATTTGATATGTTAGGTGTTGCACCTGAACCATATAAAACAACTCCACACCATTCATTTTTATCATTAAACACTGAATATCCAAAAACATTTACAGGAACACTTTTTGCATAATGAAAATTTAAGCAAGCATATTTAATTGCTTTATATGATGCTTTTTCTAATCTCATAATTCACCAGCACTAACTGAAAAATAAGCCCCTTGATATTTTCTCTCTATTAATTCTTGTATATCTATTTCTGCTTTTTGTAATTGTTCTGGACTTTCAAATGTGATTTTCATTGTAGCTGGTTTGTTTTTTTCTTCTCCAATTAAATCTTCATAATCAGGTTCTAAATCAAAATCAGGCAAATCCAAACCCCAATCACCAAGTTCTTCTGCATCCCATTCGTTAGCAATCATGTCCCAATCCCACTCACCATATCCTACATTATCCTTAATGATAAACTGCTTCTGCTTGATCTCATCCCAGCTGGCAATATAAACAGGTGCTTCCTTTACCCCAGCTTCTTTCAAAGCCTTAAGCCTCATGTTGCCACCAAGCACAACCATGTCAGGGTTTACCACTACTGGTCTAGCTTCTAGCATCTCGGGAAACTCTTTGATTGAATTCACTAGCTTTTGAAACTTGTCATCCTTGATAACCCTTGGGTTATTCGGATTAGCTATTAACTTGCTTACTTTGACTTTTTCCATTTGTTCTTTTTGATTTGATCTTCAGTAAAAGTAATAAAAAAAGCGGAAGTTATCACCACCGCTAAATGTCAAGGCTAACATCATTATCTATAAGCACCCCATTAAAATACTCCCTGCACTCTTCATAAGCCTTTAAAGCCTCATCGCTCACATCATCATTAGCGTACTTAGTTTTCTGTCTTAAGAACTGCTGCATATCGTGTAAGCTGATATACATATTATTTGACTGAAAGTGAATATGATAGTCGTCTTGGTCTTCAGGAAGATCAAATTCAAGTATTGCTTTCATAGTTTTCTTAGTTCGTAAATACTGTTCTCTGTTCTAAACTTTAGGTAGCCTTCTTTTTGCTCTAGGATCTCCACTATAGTAGTCGTTTGCCATGTATAGGACTCATTGAAAGGTGACATTAGAAGGCTTCTTCCTATTGCAGGTTCATTGTGCTTTGACTTGAATGTTCTATCTTCATTCCACTCTAACCAAATAATCTTTGCGGACTCCCTGACTAGCTTATCTCTATCCCTTACCAAGCGATACTTTATCTCGCTATAATCTAAGTTTAGTTCTAGTTTTGGATATAATTCACTATTTATTCTCATCCTTATTGTTTTCAAACCATTCATTGAGTAATTCGACTAAGTCTATAGCATCTTCTCCTTCAGTGAAGCCTATGTGTTCATCGTTAATGTAAACGTCGTATCCTGTTCGATAACAACACCCATCACCACAAGTATGCTCCCAACTTTCTAAACTTATATTCATTTCAATAAAATTTTAGTCCCACCATCCCTGTATGTTATGTTCTATAAAATCCCAAAGTAGTTTATGGGCTCGTTTTTGTCTTTCTTGTGATAGTTTCATCATTTGTTTTCGAACCTCATCGATTTCTTCTTGGTGTTTCTCATCTACTGCAAGTTCGTTTTTAGATTCTAATCTATAATAAGGTTTATCAGTTTCATCAGTTTCTACAAAATCTATATGAGTTTTACCATAGAGTTTTTCAATTTGTTCTATATACTCCATCCCATACTCTTCATCATAAACTTTATCCATCAACCTGATTGCGGTTCTGATTCTTGAAGCATTATGCTTTGCAGATAAAGTAAATGCTCTACCTGATTCTAAAAACTTAGCCTGCCTTTCTAATTGTTTTTTGAAAAGATCTAATGAATAACGATAATCGAAATCAAACCCATTCCATATCATTGGTAAGAAATCAATCACTCGTTGTACTTGTCTATATTTTCTTTTGAACCAGTACATTATTTTTTAATTCTTCTAACTGTTCTTCTCTAAGTATTCCCAAAGCGATTCGTGAGAGTAGCAGATGCGATTACCCTGTGCATCAAACGCCTCTAACCCCTGTTGCCCAAAATCATTCTCCCAACAATACCAACTAAACCATTCTTCTCCTCCCGCTCCATATATTTCTTCGATTAATTCGTTAACAATAGCTTGATAAGTACCAACAAAATTTATCAAATCAACACCATTATCATATAGGGTCTTTATGGTTCTATCTTTTTTCTGAAGCCCTAGTATTATTTTTAAAAATCTTTCGTATGTCATTATTTTGTTATAATTAAATAGCCATCTTTATTTGATTTAAACTCCTTAATAGTCTTACCCATTATCTTCATCCCCTTTGTAAGGTATGGTCCGCCGCTTGGGTCTACCGTATCAATAAAATCTTGATTTGAGTATCCAAATATATGATATTCAAAGTTACCACTCCATTGAATGTTACCGTCTTCTAACAGGGTGAAGATAAACTCATCCCCATACCTATTTCTGATTCTTTCTGTAATCATCTTTTATCCTGACATTCATAGTCATCTCCTAGTATCGCTTCGCAGCAAGCGCCATGACACGAGCATTTCTTTTTGCTATGCGTTGTCCAGTACGTTGTCCAATAAGTTATGCAGTATATCATGTCTTAATAATGGTTCTTCAATATCATATCCTAGTTTAAGTAACGCATTGGAAACATTGCTCATGGTGCTACTCAGCTGGTTTCGAATCTCTTCTCTAGTAAATGATTCTTTATCATTATCTCCTGTCTGCTCTTCATTTTGCAGCAAGTAAACATCAATATCAGCTACTATTACAGCTATTAAACTTTTTAAATTTAATTCTTCGTTTTTCATGTTTTTTCTATCTAAATAAATGAGTTAGTCTAGCGACCTGTCCATATTGTTTATGATGCACAAAGCCAGTCACGCATTTAGGTACGTGCTGATATGCTTGCCTATGATGCCAAGAGTCGGTGTAGCTTACAGACCTCAAGTATTCCACAGTCGCACCGTGATAGTCCTGACCACTCAAGAAGTTAATCTTCTTCATGTGGTGAATGTGGTGCAAATAAATATATCTCCACTTAGTAGATGACCAAGCATCTTTACTCTCGTTTGCCATTAGCAAAGGCATATCCGCCATCTTTGCTCCATCACCATGACTAGTCGCTATTAAGTTTTGACCGTAGGCATAGTATTTACGATGAGCCATACTAACATCAAACGTAATGTTTGGGTGCTTCCTGAACCATGAGTAAACCGTATCGGCTAACATGAAGCCAGTCATGTAGTCGTGATTAGACGGGTTATGCACTATGTGAACATTCGCTTCCTGCACTAGCTTCTCAATGACGTTGATATACAGGTCTTTGGCAGCCATGAAGTTGTCGTACCATGTGCCGTCTGTATCTTGTTTTGTTCCACTTGTTGTCGTGCCTGCTGGTGTATCTACATGAAGAACATCGTTACCTATGACAAATACTATCTGGTCAATCTCAAAGCCATCAGCCTTCTGTAAGATACCAGCCACACCTTGAGATGCAAGTTCAACCGCCTTCTTTACGTTGTACTCTTCGCCTGTTTCCATAGCCGATGCCAGCTTACCAATGTGCAGGTCAGCAATGTCAATAACCAAACAATGGGGATCAGTAACCTTTTGCCTTTTTATCTTCTCAAAAGATGGTGAGTAGCTTTTTAAGGCACTCAACAAATCATCTCTGAAGTCCTCATGCGTTACAAGCCCATTAGTATTCTTAATGAATACTGTTCCCTCTTTGCTCTTCACCCAAGCGTGTGCCCAATTAGACGGGTCTAAACCTTTCTCTTCTAAGATAGCAGCTACTTGACTACCCTCGCTTTGCCACCTTGCTCTCGCTCTCCTAACCGAACGCCCTTTGAAATCTAGACCATGCCTGCCGGATAGTTCCTTAGCTATTGCATCAGTCCCTTTACCTTGTTGAAGAAGCGATATTATTTCCTCTTTGTAATCGTCAAGCCATATCATAAGGTCAATGCTTGTTTGTGATACCCTAGCTTAACACTTGTCGGCTGCTGTTCAAAATTAGGCTTCATTGGCTTAGACCTCCTCGCAACAAAACGCCACTCACTATTTTTTTCGCTTCTATAACAGGAGTATGTTTCGTTTCCATCACAAGGTATGAGGTCATCACAAGCCGCCTCTTCTCGCTTGTCGATTGCTCTTGCTGACTTTCCACAAATTGGACAGTCATGGATTATTACGTTTTCCATATGGCTAATATACATTTTTAAAGTTAAAAAGATGGCACGCCATTATGACGTGCCACAAACAACAACTAAAAAAACACTAATAACATAAGGTGCTAGGACTTGGATGTGCTTAAAAAAACCCACAGTTATTTTTACAATATTGTAGTTTTCATCCTCACGAAACGCCCTAGTTTAACGACACCATTTTTTAATATCCT